TCTCTATTAGCAGTTTCATGGCTTTAGTATCCTGCTGCAATGCGTTTCTTCATTGATTTGGCGCGCTTGACAGCTATCATACCTTGCTTCGATTGAGCCTTTCTTGCTGCTTTCAGTGAAGCAATATGACGTGTGCGGTTCTCACCAGCACTCATCTTGACGCACTTCTTAGCAGTCGGATCCCATTTCTGACCAGGAGGGCAAGCCATCTTGATCTGCTTCAATCCGCCTAAGAAAGCTACGACCTTGTTCACTTCGAGCAATCCGTCAGTGAACTCGATAGGCTCAAAGGTCTCTTTCACCATCGGCTTCTTCTTTCCTTTGCAGCCTTCTTCGACTTCCTCTTCGTCATCTTCTTCATCAGACATATCTTCAGAGTCATCTTCTGAAGAGTCTTCCTCATCAGACATATCATCTTCTTTGACCTTTTCAGTGATTTCAACTGATTCGAATCTGACGTTGTCTGTTGCGAAGTAGATTGTGAAATCGCAAACGGCGTCTTCAGCTACCCTATCAACTTCAAGATCAACAGGTGATCCATTGTTGTCATCAGATGCAACGGTGGTAACCTCATAACTTTCAACTGAGTCGTTTGAATCAAGATACTTGGCAAAGTCAATTGAGGCTTTAGCACAAGGAACCGATAGAGTGAGGACTCCCTGATTGTAAACGAAGTCACTGCCGCCGAAGCTCTTGCTTGCATTTTGAACAGCTGTGACCATTGCAGTTTCTGGGTCACTCTCTTCGTGGATCTTCTTAACTAGAGCCTTTTGACGAGTGTGATAGCTACTCATCAGTTTGGCTTCAATGATTTCCTTAAATCTCTTGGCGTCGTCTTTTTCGAGACTTTCCGCCACTAGTGTTCTAAATTTCATGAGACGTGCCATTGTATTTCTCCTGTGTTCTTGGTGTTTGATTTCATTGATTGGGTTCTTCTTCTTCAGCTGGCTGAACAGCCTCTGGCTCTTCCTCAGGCGGGATTGTTCCCATTCCTATTTGAGCAGGAGGTTCACCAGGGATTGGTGCTTCTTCGGGCGGAGCAAACTTCTTTGCATCTTCAAGCGCATCTTCGAGCATATCTTCAACGAGGTCGTCGCTTATCTTCATCACATTCTGAAGCACCCACTCACGAGTGAAGTACTTGCCCACAAAAGGATCAATAGCTGTCAATGATTCTACTTTACTATTCAGAACCTCAGCTTCTTTCCACTGAACCATGTTGTTGTCTTCAGTGTAGACCCAAGTGATGCACTTCCTTATATCTTCCCAATCACTGTCGACAATGATGTTCTTGAGAATGAGCTGGGTTTTTAGCAGATCGTCAAAGACTGTCATGAACCTATTGCGCAATCTATCCAAGAACTTCTTGAAGCGATACTCATCTCTTGAAATCTCAGGAGAACGTCCAAAGGTGAAAGCTGGAGTGTCTTCACGTAAACGACTTGGAGGAATGTTGGTACTCTCTGCGAATTTCTTCTTGAAGATTTCAACATCATCTACAGATCCAAGATTAGTCGCTCCAGGGAGTGATTGTATCTCAGTTCCTTTGTTATCGTCTCTGCGAGGAAGCCAGTAGTCTTCAACCATACTGATGATGTTTTTACGATCAATAACCCTACCTGTTTTACTGTCGTACACCAGTTTGTTCTTGAACTTAGCCATCAACTCTTGGATGTATTGCTCAGCCTTAGACTTGCTCAGATTTCCGACATTGATGTAAAACACTCGTCTTTCAGGACTGCGCACAACACGATAGACCATCAAGGCCTCTTCCATCATTTTCATGTTGTTATAAGGAACGATTGACTTCCAGAGATAGCTCAAAGGAAACCCACTGTCCTGCTCATAGATGCCTGAGTCTGAATAAGCAATAGCATCCTTATTGATGATCATACAGCGTGAAAGTTTAGATCCGAACACGTCACTTACATCGCTGAAAACATAGTACAGCTTGATTTGGTTTAGATCATAGACACCATCCGTGTTAGGTTGCGGATACTCAACAATGCGACGTATTCTCAACGGGTCTATGTGAATGACCTTTTGCAATCCATCTTTGAGTTTGTTCTTGTCAACAATCTTATGAAGAAACAGACGCCCATCAATGTACCACCTATCAAATATCTCAAGACCTTTCCTTTGGAACTCAAGGAGATTATAAATGGTATCGTACTCTTGTCTGATTTTGTCCATCAATGACTTACTGAGTTTGTTGCGCTCGCTTTCATCGAACGCAATCTCAATCGCCTTCTTATCTGGGACATTGAAGATGAAGATTTCATTGCGAATCTCATTTAACGCTCTATCCATATCACTTGTCATAGACAATGTGCGGTAAGTTTTGATCAGCTCAACCTCAGTAACGGGTAGTTGATATAGATCCGAAGAAAACCCCACAATACCACCATAAGGAGATACCACTTCCGTGGCACCGTCCTCATGGTCGATGTCAATGCTTTCAAGCGCACCTTTAGGCTGTTCCGTTTTGAGGACTAGCCCGAAGGTGCGCGCTACAGCTTCAAATAGTTTATTCATGATTTGAGATATCTGTTGCGTTAGGTTGTGGCACCACCGAGATCAGTTCCCTTATCAGTGCTATCAGATTCCCACCAATTGACTGCGAAGGTGACTTGGAACTCCTCAACAGTGTTGTTGCTGTCATACGCAAGAGCGATGTCACCAACAGTGATAGGCCAGATTCCTTCAACCTTGTAGGTTTGGATCTTCTCGTCCTTTCTGTCAAGTTGCTCGACGATTCCTCTTGACATGTATTTGGTCTCATCGTCAATTGAACCGTCTTCAACGTTGCCAAAGTTCTTCAGCATGTTGCTTGACCAGTTTTCAAAAGCCTTTCTTAGATCAAAGCTCTTGTTGTTGTAGATAGTCACGCTCCAATCGTCGAATGTCCTATCACCGGCGATCTTAACTTCTCTGCCCATGAAATGAACAGGTGCAACACCCATGATACTCGCAGGAATTGAAGTCGAGCGGCATAGAAACTGGATGTTAGTGTTCAAAGCTGGTGAGATAGACATCTGTGGGTTCACGATGGTGACGCGGTATCTGTTAGGACGCGCACCTCCATCGAATACACCTAAGAAATTCATTACATCTGCTTTAGCCATTGTGTTTCTCCTCTATTTGTGTTTTATTAAACCAATCCAACAACTTCAGAGAACTCAACGCCAGTGCGGACAGCAACGAAGTTAAGAGTGATGAAGTTGATCGAACGAGCTGGCTTGATGAAAATGCTTGCCACAAATTCGGCGCGGTCAATGACTTCAGGAGTGTTGTTGCTTTCATCGCAGATTACTTTGAAATCGTAAATGCCACGACGAGCTTTTACCATACGTAAGAATGGTTCAACAGTTCCCACGAACTGGGCACGAGTGAATGAGTCGTTGAACTCAAACAAGTTGTACTTAGCTGCTCTACCGATGCTCTTCTCAAGAGCGATGAATAGACGGCGAACATTGATGTAGCTGAATGCACTGTTCTTGGTGAGCTGCGTTCTGTCACCATAGAGGAATGTGCCTTCTCCAGTGAAGCTAACTACACTGTTGATGTTGGCTTTGTACAGCTCATCACGGCTGGCCTTGCTAGGATTGAATGCCAGACTTACGACATTCTTGATCATACCACGGTTCAGACCAGCAGGGCTCCACCATGCATCGAAATCAGTCTCTGTTTGTGCGCAGAGGCCAGCGATGTCGGCATTGAGCGGAATCCAGCGCAACTTGTCATTGATAACGTCGTACTGGAGTTTCCAACCGCTGTCGCATACTGCGAAGCTGGTGTTACGATTGACACCGGATGTTGGATTAGTTACGAACGTCTTGATTGCACGAGATGCTGTTACTTGATCCTTGTTGAGAACATCAGACAAGTTTGGACTGAAGAACACAATACAGTCACGGCGGTACTCGGCGATGTTGTCAATGACGTGGCGGATAACAGACTTAGACGTTACTGATCCACCGCCATCACCTACAAATAGCAAGCTGACGTCAACTTCTTCTGAGTTCTTGAACATATCCCAACCGGCAATCAATGCGGATGCATCGGCAGGATCGCCATCAGATCCACCACTGAGTTGCTTACTGAATGCACCTTCGTTACGATTCTTCAGGCTGTAGAATGCGCGAGGAACACCATACACGTTTGCATTAGGGAGGCCCCAATTCGTGCCGGCGATATCATCTGCATTCAAAGTAGCTGTTGCAGTTGCATCTACGCCACCAGGAGTAACTGTGATTTTCGGATTGCCATAGTTGGTTCCACCGTTGACAACTTCGTACTCAACGATCTGACCTTCTTCTGGAGTGTTGACTTCGCTAATCACTGCATTGACTACTGCACCACTACCACCTGGGGTGATTTGTACTGATGGGGCGGATTCATATCCAACGCCTGCGGTTCCAAGAGTGATGCTAGTGATCTTGCCCATTGTAGTTGGGCCTGATCCAATGACTGCACTTCCAGTTCCAGGAGTAGTTCGGTTACCACCTGTCAGTACAACGTTGGCTGTTCCGTAATCAACACCTTGAGTGTCAACCACGAAGCTAGCGATCTGCTTGCCTACAACGATATTGAAGGTTGCGCCTGTGCCACCTGATGGGACAACAGTAGATGCAACACCAGTAGCACTTGCAGAGTAACCACTTCCGTGAGCTACGGTGCCGGTGAGGATTTCGCCGTTAGTGTCAACTGTTAACACAGTGTACGTTGCGGTTCCACCCACGATCGTGAGAACGTCTCCAACATCGTATCCTAGGCCAGCTGCATTCAATGTGACTGTCTTAGTCGTTCCAGTTGCAGTAAGGACTGCATGAGCTGTTGCGCCTTCACCACCATCTACCACGGTAACGGTAGCACTGTAGTAGTCTTGACCAACGCTGACAGGCAACACACCAGTGATGATTCCACCAGCGACAGTTGCTTCAGCAGTTGCGCCTGAACCGGAATCAGTGATTGTAACGTAAACAGGTGCAGAGTAGCCACTACCTGGATTCACGATTGTGATAGCAGTGATTTCACCAAGAGCATTGATGGTTGCTACTGCAGATGCACCGACGCCATTGCCAGCTGAAGGCTCTTCAGTTGCTGGATTGTAGTCTGTGATTGTGATGATTGGCTT